ATTTGCTTGTCTTGACCATAGCAAGGCGTTGTGCGCCATTTGCCAAGATTAGACTAACTCTGGTAACCTTATTAGACATTGGTGTAAAACCTGCGATACGACCTGTAACGCCTGTCTTGCTGGTTGTGAATAAATCACCAATTTGGTAAGTGTATCCGTGAAGTGTCATTTGGGTCTTGCCTTTCGTTGTGGGGGTTAATTGCTTATAGTATAATTTTAGCAGAAAAATGTCAGAAATCCAAATCCTGGGGAGGTTTTGGGGTGTGACCTTAATTACATCTTAAATGCGTGTCTAAACTTGACAAACCAAAGTTTTGCCCCCTAGGGGCCCCATTTCACAACGGTGCCGAAAACATTACATAAAAAAATATTGCAGTTAAAAATAAAATAATTATTTGTTGCATGCTATCTCATTTCTTGGTCGCAGAAAAAATTATGTCACTCTTAGAGTATACACACAATGAACAAGAAACGCAAGCGCTACCATTTGTTGAGATAAGTGGAATTTGTTTATTATTCTCAGGACACTTAGCAGCAGGACGGCCAATCATTTCTTTTACATCTGCTTGACCTATAGCAAAATTCTTAGCAAGGTATGCCATGCGTACGCCACTATTAATTTTTAGATCAACGGCAGTTTTAACATTTTCACTATCAGCAGAAAAATACAATGATAAATTAGATACATCCTTAAGAATGAGAGCAGCGCTCTTCACACGAGTGTATACCCAGAATTGAACATCCTCATGCTTATCAATAACTACTTTCCACGCATATGCGTAAGTATCATTAAAGAAGTCACCGTCCCAATGGATACGGAATAACATGGGTGCGTCTTTCTTGATACAATCATTCTTGAAGTCAACAATCATTTCATTAAGTAAGCGGACCATGGTCTCAGCGTCTGCGTCTTTTAGCAGGGACCAATTATGAAGTAGGTTAACCTTTACGGAAGGAAAGACCTTTTCCAATTTGCCTGCGTAGCAAACACTCTCGCAGACAGACGTAGCGCCAGGACATGAATAAGCCTTTCCTGCGGGTAGCCCGAACGTGTTAGCAATTGCGGCTTGTTTTCCATTTTTTGTGACAAGGTTAGCGACCTTTCTATCGTTAGATCTTTTTAGTTTAAGTGTATTAGTAGTCAAGGCCAAGGCTCATTTCTAACGCAATGTCTTCGTTATAGTTAGCGGACATTTCTTCCAATAGGCAATGAGTACATTTTTCCTCATATGAATCAACGGCATTTTCTTTACATGAAGGGCAGGTTGTTGCGTAGTACTCATCATATAGTTCATCGTTTTCAAATGTCATGGGGGCACGACCTTTCTTAGTTGTTTTCTTTTAAGTGTAGCATGTCGGACTGACATTTTCTACCCTTGCGAGAGTAGACTTTTTTAGAAGGAACGGCAGAAGCAGCATTAGAACGGCGAAGTTCCATTAGTCTGCGTAATTCTTCTTTTGATTTCTTCATAAACTAATCTTAGCATACATGGGGAAAAAATGTCAAATCTTAAATTGTGATTAATCTCACATGCGACACGCTAGGTAAATTCCCTAGGCATTTTTGTGCGGGGAAGCACACAAAAACTTTTAACTATTCTTCATCTTCAATAAAAACATAAAACGGAATTGTATCAGTGTAACTATATAACACAACTTCTTTTTCACCAAACTCGTTTTGAGTTTCTACTGAATAGTTATCTCCTGTTGAATCACTTTCTAAATAAATAACTTCAACAATGTCATCATTAACTTTTATTAAATCGCCAATCATTAACTGGCTTGGTGTTAGATCATCAGCGTGTATTAAATCCATAACAATCATTGTATCAGACAATTTATTCCTCATCTTCATAGTTATCTACTGGGTCAATAAACCAAGACAAGTGGTGTTGGTCTACAATTGCGTGTGCGGGTGCGTGGCTCATGCCTTTATAGAATACGCCTTCAGGCATAGCAATAAATCGGTCATAGTCCTCATCATAGTATGCGTCAATAGCCTCGATACAAGGCTTAACCATGCTTAGTGGTACGGGTGGATAGTGATTACCCTGTAAGTGATACGCTAACTGCGTTTCTAAATCTAACACGCTATCTGCTAATCCAATTGCTGTTACACTTCCCATTATTATTTCTCCTCTATATCTGCGACATAAACATCATTTTTATTTAGTAATCCGTATTTGATATTACTATCAAACATTTCTATTGCTGAGTCATAGTCATCTGCCTCAACATTTATGAAGCAAGTAAATTCATATAGTGCCATTATGCTTTTACCTGTACCCTTCCGTCACGATAAAACACTTTTGTATAACACTTACCTGTTGGTGTGTAAAGATTAACTGTTGAGTATTCGTTAGCAAGTCCCCAATCGGTAAATCTAAAAAAACTTTCCCATGCTCCAAACTCATTTTCATAGCGTTGTTCCCAATGAGGTTGTGCCTCTGAGTCATACTGACAAGTGATTAAGTATTCATAGTCCATTAGTGTTGTTCCTCGCAATCCTTATCGTAGTCAAACTCACAAAAGTAGCAACCCATAAATTCTAAGTGCTTTTCACAATAATACTTAAATTGACTTTCATCACAACAAAAGTGTTGCTCATCAGCAATTTCATAGAAATCTGTTTTATCAATTATATTTAACATTATTAGTCACCAATTCTTACTGCGAGAATACGATAAGTATCCTTTAGATTAAGTGGGGCTGAGTAGTGAGGGCGAACCTGAACACGATAACTTTCGCAATCTTGATACCAAACATCAGACTTTTCGGCTGAGATAATTTCTCCCTTTAGTGTGCGAGAGTGATAAGTTTTTCCTACAAGTAGGCTTTCTATTGTATAGACATTTGCTGACATGAGCAACCTCTTTCTTTTTGTTGATAATTCTATCCTACCATAGGGGTCTGACATTTTCGGTTAGACACGCCGTAACGGAATAGACTTTCTTTTATTTATTTTTTCTTACTATGTAAGTTTAGCCTATTACTCTTAAAATTTCAACCTACTAACGAGTATTCTTAAATAGTGAGACGCTCAAACTCTGTGAGAAAAATCACATCGTACGTAAGTTATCCACAGCCTGTGGACGACACGCTAGGTAAATCGCCTAGGAAATTTTTGAGCAGTTTTTATTCTTGCTCAGGAATTTATTTTATTTTTTAAGTCGTTCAGTTCGCAAAGAAACTTGAAGTCTGCGAATTTCTTTTTCTAATTTAACATTGCGTTGCCAAAACGCAATCATCATTCCAACAGATCCAGCAAGCGCAATTGTAATTGCGATTAGTGTTCCAGTATCTAAAATCATTTAGCCATCTCCAATTCTTTATAGCAAGCAAGAGCAAATCTGTTTGCGTCAAATCTTTCGTTATCACTTTCAAACATTAAAGAAAATTCATCTACCAAATCAGCAAATAAAATTTCTCCTTGTTCATCAAAAACAGATGTAGCAAAGTAATTGCTAAGAATTTCGGCAACCTTTACATAGTCTTTACGAGTCATCATTATTCGGCCACCTTTAGAATTGCGTAAGTGCCACGAGCATTTATTTCATCAAGCACTGGACCGAGAGCAGGCACTACCAAATCTTTTAGCATACTTTCAAGAAGTTTTACTAAATCTGAGTGAGGAATAGCAAGGGCTTGCGCTCCTATTGGGTGAGTTTCGTCAAACTCTGTGACGAATTTTAGAGAGTGTTCAATTGTTTTCATTTATTTTATTTCCTATTCTTTAGTTTGCTTCGGGTGTGTTAAATAAGTTTAAGTCTTGTTCCATACCGAAATCGCATACGCAAGTTTCGACATCAAAATCCTCATCATTTCCAAAAAAGATTAGACCTGTTGAATTACATTCCTCGCAGGGAATTGTTAAGACGGAGTTTATCATTAGAGAACCGCCTTTCCTCTAAGTGTTCCTGATACGCCTAAAGCGTCGCAAGATACTTTAACCGCAACGCCAACGGGTAGTTGAGTTGGATAAGTTGAGATGAATTGAGCAACCGCACCTTTAGAGGCAAGGTTGATTTTTTTAGTCGAACCGCTAAAGGTTTCGAGTGTTATAGTGTAAGTCATTTATAGACTTCCTTTCTTTAAGTTGATAAGACTATCTTATCAGAGGGGGCTGACAAATTGGGCACTTATTTGCTTAGGCTCACTGTGATACTGGTCACATTTATTTGCTAAGGCTCATTGCTTATTTATCTTTATTTAATTGTTATACTGCAAGTATAGCAAAGAAATCTCAAAAAAGCAAATCGACACGCCGTAAATCGGGGGAATAATAGTGTGACCTTAAACACATTAGTTATACACATCCCCTGTGGATAACCCCCTAGGTGTTTTTATTCGCCCTTCACGAATAAATAAGATCCATAGAATAAACAAATAAAAGAAAACCAAAATAAAGCATTACCACTTATAAAAAAGTTACTCATTTATTTTTCCTCAATTTCATTTAGTAATTCCCAAAGTATTGGCTCTAACGCTAATGCGCTTTCATCTAATTTTTCTTGAAGTGTTTTCATTTTTATTTCTCCATTACTTTTATCATTACATCTAAATCTTTATCGCTAAGTAGCACACCAGCACTACCCCATAGAGCGACATGGGCATTATCGCCATACTTTTCTACTGCTAACTTATACGCTAAATCTCTTTTATCTTGCTTATCCATTTACTTACCTACCTTATACAAGAAGTCCCAAGCCTTACGGCATAACACAATTGATTTGCAATTGTCACAACAGATAACCCCATGAGGGTTAAGGTCTAAGTCATAGACATCTACGCTTGCAGATGTTGCGCCACATACAGAGGCGAGGCTTACATAGGTACTCATTTATTTACTCCTTCGAATAATTCTTTACACTTATTAGGATTTTCCCAATAAGGTTGCCCTTCGTGATACAGGGCGGGGGCTAATACAACCTGACCGCATGGGCATAGGTTCATTAAGCCTTTAGGGTAATCGCTTACAGTAGCGAATTTAGTAAAGATACTCATTTAGATACCACCCAATCTGTCCACATAGGTAGACGCTCAGGGTCGGTATCGTTATACCAACGCTCAATGTTCTGCTCACAATCTTGGCAGAAAGTAAATTGCTCATCTCCTACATTAGAGATAGCGGATACCATAGGGCTATGGTCTTTACATAGTGTAAGTGTAGTCATTTTGACCACCTTTCTTTAGAGGATTTCTTTACCTCATTTTTTCTTGATACTGTAAGTATAGCAGGGGGGTCTGACAAATTGAGGGGTACAAATAGGATAAATCGGACATTGTGAGGTGTATCACATGAGAGGTAGGTCACATCTATAGGGGGTATTATAACAATTGCGTAACAGTACTAAGGTTATCGGTGTGTCGACTTGACATGAGATCGCCTAGGTAATTTTGCAGGGGATATGCAAAACTACTAACAATTAACTAAGTGAGATACCTAACACAACACACAATGCAACCGCAGTGAATGCGCTGATTAGTCCTGCTGCTGGATAGTCTTCTACCCAATCGATAAACATAGTAAATGGATTCATTAGTTTTCTTCTTTCATTAGTAGGTATTCGTTATTAAGGGGGCGAGCATTATTAGAGAACATAGCCTCTACAATAGCCTTATCTTTTAGTGATTGAGCAATTCTTTTTTCTTGTTGCTCTTTTAGTATTCTGTTATAAGTATCCATTTTAGTAAGTATCCTCTACGCCTAATTCATAGGCTTTGTTTAGTAGTTCGATTAAGGCAGGTGTTACATCAAATCCGTTAGCGGTTATCATCTCTGAAAGAGTGTCCTTTGGGTACATCATTTGTTTATCCTTTGTTTGTTTGTATAATGGAAGTATAGCAGGGGGCACTGACAAAATCAACTCGACACGCCGTATATAGGTGCCATGTCTATGTGATTCGCATCACACGCACTACCCCCAACCTGCTGCTACCCTGTGGATAACCTTGCCTAGGGCGTGTCGTGCTATGGGCGCACTATCTTTTTGTGCTATTATATAAATAAACACGTATCATACATCTGGACAAAATATTCAGATTTTAGGCTATTTGGGTTTTGGGCGGGGTACAGAAACGTTCAATGAAATAGGTGCTATAATTATATATAGTTCTTGTAGGAGGAATCATGTTAACTAACTATTTTGAGGCTTCAGAAAAACCTGAGTTGCTAGAGACGTTTATGGCCAAACTGGTTTTAAGCATAACTGTTGAAAAAGGTTTGGATCAAAGCACAATGTCAGAAGATGAAAGACAGGAAGTTGGCATCACTATCACTCAAGAGTGGGCAGATGGTAAAACTTTGGTAGAAATGTATGATATCTTGTTTGAAAAATTTGGCTCTGAAGAAGAGCAAGCAGATTATGCCAACTGGAAACTTTCCATTTAATTTTATTTTTCAGAATCATTAGGAGATCAATATGGGAATCTTAGATAATCTAGAAAATTCATGGGACCTAGAAGTCAGACCAGAGTCAAGTAATCCAGAATTTGAATCAAGTCCTTTCCCCGTAACAGACAACATGGGAAGAGATCAGTTTTGGCAAGAAGAGCCTAACCTGGCTGTAAAATTATTTTCAGAAACTTGTTGCACAGATTGTAGTTGTAAAAATGGATAGCGATCAGCAGAAATTAACTCCAGAGCAAGCACAGGCAATTCTGCTATTTCAGATTGAACAGAAACTAAGGTTTGCTATTGCAAAACAAGTTGAGAATAAATTTCACGGTATGTATCATAACGCATCACACGCTATCGCACAGTTTATAAGAAATAGCGCTTAAGGATAAGCAGATCCATCAGTTTTCTCAACATCACCAAATAACTTTGGGTTTAAGATAACTGGTTTGTCGACAGTGCCTCTAACAAACGAAGTAGAAAAATACCTATAGCCATCACTTGTAACTTCTGTAGTTCCATGGGGTATATTTCCGCCATGCATAACTAAAGACCTGGCTTTTGGTTTGTGAGAAAAATCCAGGGACGGATAATGTATCTCTCCACCTAAATAATCGTCGTTATAGTATATAACAATCCCATAACGAATGTAATAGTCAATCTCTTTATTCCAATAGTCCTTATGGACTTCCATAAAGTTCCCACTTGGATGTCTTTGCAGCGAAACGTGATCAAAGTATAAAACATCATCAAACAAGGTTTTTACTTTGTCGCTAATCTGATAAAAGATGTCTGGGAGTTCTCCTATTTTTTGTTTTCCAAAAAAGAAACCTTTTTCGTATTCTTCGTCATAGGATTTCCACCATTCAGCCTCATCTAAGGTTTTGCAATAGTTCAAAACCTCTTCTTGCTCTTGGATACTTACAAAGTCTTCAATCTCGTAAATGTCGGGGGATAGAAGGTTAACCTTCACTGGCTAATTCCCACATACGAATATCAACAAACCCATAACGAGATAGATCTGCCAACTCCTCAGTATCTGCTTCAATAACAAGTCTTACATTTGACTCGACATCAAACCCTGGCTCGTACTCTTTTTGGGCATTTGCCAGATATGCTTCTTGAATCTTTTCTAAAATTGGTTTGTAATAAAACTTAGGCAATTACACCACCTGCTTGCAACTTGTCGTAGATGTTTGACATCATAAATGCAAGACTTTGCTGGCTTTGCTCAATTTGCTTCTTTAATGATTCCTCTTCTAAACCAGCCTGTAGACCCAGTGCTAGGTTATCTGAGTTAATGCTCTCTAGCATTACGTTTACTGCTTCTTCTTTTGTCATACCCATTCCTTTTCTTGGTTGTAGGTTACAGAGTACTCCCCTGTAAATATCTCTGCATAAGAGATGATATCTCTATTATACCTTATAACGGTTTCTTTGCCAACTTTGTCACATAGGTACTTCCTACCATGGGTTAGTTCCTGGAACTTCATCCCCTGCCCTTCTAGGGCGTTATTAAGGGTATCTAAATACCTTTGCTTGCCATAACGTTTAGATACAAATGCTTGATCAACATAATCAAACCTTGCTTGTGCATCATTTCTTTTTGCAATGTCCGAATTGTCTATTATGTACCTTGTTGCAAAATGATCCATCCGTGTAGACCAATTTCGCATGTTATCGCTGTATTTTTCCATGTTCTTTAGAGTTGAGTCAGCGAAAGCCATGCGTATAAGGTCTTGTTCGGAGAGATCAGCCTCTATTGCGAAACTTATCAAAAAGGCGGTTGCGAAAGGAAACTTGTCGCTATATGTCGAAACGCCGAAGTGCACATTCGGATTAAACGACTCAACGGACATATTATCTTCTAAGAGTCGCATATGATTGCCGAGAGATACAAACTCTTGTCGATTCATATCGCAGTCGACGAACAAGCATTTCTCTGGATCTATGTTATCGGCGAGACATAAAAGATTCTTATCGTACGAACCCACTATTTTCGAACCGTTAAAACGCTCTAATAATTTTGCGGTCATAAAACCATCCATGTCAGGAGATATAATAAGATTTGTCGAATGCTCCAAGGTGTTAAGTATCTCTGTTTTCATTTTATTCAAATACTCCTGTTATAATAATATAGTTATGACAATACAAGACTGGGCTTCCTTAATTGTAGCGATACTTACAATTGTATCATCAATCGCCCTTGCAATCAAGTGGATGGTAAAACATTATCTCGTCGAACTTAAGCCCAATTCTGGGTCATCGATGAAAGATCAAATTTCGAGATTAGAGTTGGCTGTTCAGGAACAAAAAATTAATTCCGAAGAATCACGAGATCGCCAAGAAAGAAAACTGGACGACTTGTATAGAATTTTGCTTGACCATATTGCTAAAAATGACAAGAAGTAATTAAAATGATACCAAAGATTATTTGGCAAACTCACGAAAACAAATATAACGATCTGTTACCATTTCAAAAAGACATTACAAACACTTGGAAAAATCTAAATCCAGGGTGGGAATATAGATATGTCGACGGCATTGAAAGATCTAATCAAGTCAAAGAGTATAGCGAATTCCTGCATAAATATTATCTTGAATCCGACAAATTACATCAATCGGATATCTGGAGATTAGTAGCAATATATAATAACGGTGGATTTTATGCAGATATGGATTCTATATGTGTTGAAACAATTCAAGATTCTGTTAACAGGAACTATAAAGAAGAAGAAATTGTATGCTCTCCAATAGGGTTCCAGCACCACGGAATTAACAGTTCAAATTTTGGAGCAGTTAAAGGTAGTAAAATTATAAAGTCAATAATAGACTCTTTGTTTTTACAATATAAAGAAATAAAATTAGAAGAAGTCAAAAACCTTGGTTTTGGGTTTCCAGAAAATTATACCTTTTCAGAAATATGTGAAGAAAACAAAAATTTGGTATCATTTAATAAAGACTATTTTTCACATGCTTCAGAATATAAGACTTCGTTTAACAGTAATGTAGAAGTTGTATTTAATAAAGAAAAGGTCAATTATCAGACACTTTGCACTAATATGAATTGGCCTATATACTATATATAAAGATAGTTTTTAAAACTATAAAGATAGTTCTTTTTCTTATATATATTTAGTATACACTATTCAATACCTGGCATAAAAGACATATGGTATCAAATCGGACATTCTCTATTATAACAATTTGATAACTTTAAATATCAATGTCCATTTTGTCTATTATGGTATAATTTTATTACTGGCTAATACCTTGGTTTGTCCTATACCCACCAATCAAGGTATTAGTCTTTTTTATGGTATAATCACATTATGACTATGCATGGACCAGAAGTTTTTGGAGCAGATCCAGCCAGAATTAAATGGCAAATTGTTAGAGGCGATACCTCTCCACTTCGTGTTGAATTTTTAGAAGATGATGAAACAACATATTTTGATACTTCTGATTGGACTTATGAGGCTACCTCTTATGATCCTCAATCCGATGCTCTTGATTCCCTGGAAATTACACCTGGAGCAGGATATGTAGATATAATGGCACCAGCATCAATTACAGAACTATGGGGTACTGGTTATAAAACAATAGTAACAGAACTAACTTTTGATCTACAGGTTACAATTGACTCAGACACAGTCTGGACTCCTCTGATTGGAACCATCTCAGTAATTGGCGATGTTACGGGTAGCCTATAATGGCAGTAGTAAAAATTACAACCCCTAGACCTGAGTTACCATCAGTAGTTAGAATTAAAAACAAAACTTTTAAAGTAAATAAATAATCCCGTGAGATAATGTCCTTATGGCTGCTTCTAAATCTATGGACTTCCCTGGTGCAAAAAAATCTAGTTATGCTGCTCAAGTAGAGCAAAGTCAAGCCTCTACATATCAAGAAAATACTCTTTCATTTCTACCAGTTCCTGGACCACAAGGTCCTCAAGGACCAGCAGGAAGAGATGGTAAAGATGGATTGCCAGGTCCCATAGGTCCAGAAGGACAAAAGGGGCAAAAGGGAGAAAAGGGAGCAACTGGACAAAACGGATTAAGTTCTTTATCTTCTTCTGGACAACAAGCAGGATGGGCCTCATACACAAATACTATTGACAAACCAACGAAACTTGGAATATCTCAAGGAGACGATGGTTGGGTAACTCTCTTGCTAGACACAAAAGACAAGAGTCAAAATGAAAAATATCTTCCAGAAGGCTGTACTAGTCTTTGGAATAGCCACCAGAGAGCCCTAAACTTCCACGGGATAAAAGAAGGATCTCAAGTATTTGTAACATATAACTTTGAACTAACAACATATACCTCTAATACAGAGGTTTGGCTAAGAACCTATTTTGCAAGCAATGATCAAGAATTTGTTCAGTTGGTAGGATCTTTTAAGTACCAGGGAACATATAATCTTTCCACTACACAGCAAATCTTTATAGAAAATGCTTCTATGTGGGGCAATGGAGCAGTTCCACAGATTAGAACTGATTTTGATTCCTCCGTAATCTTCAATTCTGTCTACGTCAGCGTGGTATAATAAAACCATGGCATTTCCAGCAACCTATGACTTTAACTACTATAAGGGTGACACCTTTGAATTTCGTATCTACCCGAAGAAAAACGATGGAACGGTTTTTGACCTAAGTACTTTCTATATTCCAACAAACTATGCCAACACACCAGACGATGTAACAGATACTGTTGCCCCATATGATAGTGCTCAGTTTACAATATCAAATGTTCGTGGCTCCACTGGTCTTGCTACAGGAATGCCACTTAAATGTTTTGCCAGAGTGTCAGATGACAATACTTTTGTTCAGTGTGCAATTAGACCAGCAGAAGGAAATCAGTTAGTTGCTGGCACAGAGTATGTTTATGACGTTGAGGTTAAGAAACCAGCAGGACTTTCAGGTAGCGGACAGTATGAGATTATTCAAACATTACTAACTGGAACAATAACAATTACAGATCAGGTTACAGGCGCTACGTCTGCAACATCGGGTTCCTAATGGCAGATATACTATTATCTAACGATGATTTAACAGTTTTTGGAGGACCAGAAACAGTAAGCCTTGATTTAGATATAGGCCCACAAGGTGACCGTGGCAGCATCATTGTTGGCTCAAATGGAAACCCACAAAATGCTAATGTCCATGCTTTAATCGTTCAAGACATTCAGCCTCTTGATATTGCAATTAACTACAATCCATTTTCCTCAACATATAAAACAGTTTTTCAAAGAATAGCAACTGCAACTGGAACACAGTGGACAGAACTTTTTAGTCTAAAAACAAATTTTTATTCTTCTACTGAAACAGTAACGGCTGCAAATGGAAAATTAACTTTATCACCAATCAATGTAACACAGATTTATGGAGGAGTAGAGGCAACATCTGAAAACCTTAGTATTCAGTACTCCATATCTTCTGGATCTGGTGGCCCAATGGCAACAAAACTTGTGATAAAAGATTTAAATACTACTCAGGGCTTTTTAGCATTACCACTTGAAATAGAGGGTGTAGAATATGTTGACGGAACTTGGGGACCTTTAGTGGGCCCTAAAGACGTGCACGTTTTTATTACGGTGGTATAATGAAAAAGGGTGATCTATAGTGGCAGCAGAGAATATTGACAATACCGTTAATGGTACTGGGCTATTCAATGCCAAAATCCCTGGTCTTTCAGATGCAGCCGATATTCAGGCAGCGCTAAGGCTTTACCACTACGGTTCCTATGCTTATGACGGAGCAAATACAAACGTTTCAAACCTTTTGCCTAACTCAATTGCAAAACACCTTCAAAACCTTGTAGATGCCGATGCAGCAGAAATAGTAAATAGAAATGCAGCCATCGCAGCACACAATGCAGCCACAATAAATGTTCACGGAATAGCAAACACAGCCCTTCTTGCAACAAAAGCATATGTTGATTCCGAAATAGACAACTCGACAGTAGATCAGTCTACACTTGCTGGAGTTGGAATTGAATGGAATTCAGGAACAGACCAATTTGATCTTGAGCCAAGCATTTCAAATATCTCAACAGTTATTACAAAAAATTCTAGTTTTACATTAGAGTTAGCAGATGTTAGCAAGACTATTCTTCTTGATACTTCTTCTGCGATGACTTTAACTGTGCCGTCAAATTCTTCTGTTGCTATTCCAGTTGGATATCAATATCATTTTGTTGAGATTGGAACAGGAAAAACAACATTTTACCCTGCTTCTGGTGTAACTATTGGTAGCAAAAATTCACAATTGTTTTTAGATGAAAGATACAGCAAAGGAACTCTTGTAAAAGTTGCAACAGATAGTTGGATTTTGTATGGAGATGTTTATGAAGGCGCTTCTACTCCAACTCCAACAAGTCCTACACCTACTACTCCAACAAGTCCAACACCAACAGTTGCACCAACACCAACAAGTCCAACACCAACAGTTGCACCAACACCAACAGTTGCACCAACACCAACAGTTGCACCAACACCAACAGTTGCACCAACACCAACAGTTGCACCAACACCAACAGTTGCACCAACACCAACAGTTGCACCAACACCAACCACTCCAACCCCAGCAGGACCTACCCCAACACCAACTACTCCTACCCCAACTACTCCTACCCCAACCACTCCTACACCAACCACTCCTACACCAACTACTCCTACACCAACAAGTCCTTTGTACACAAACTATTACGGATTCTGTTCACAAACCCAAACACCACAAGGACCTTTTGGACCTTTTAACATTTCTTGCCAGGCTTTGTATGACACACAAGAAGCAGCAGATGGATATCCACCAATTGGATGGGTTTGCGGACCAACATTAGCAGCAGGAACTCCAAGCAATAATTGCCAGTCATCTCCTACTCCTACTCCAACTACTCCTACACCAACTACCCCAACACCAACTACTCCTACACCAACTACTGGACAAAATACCTATTACTTTAGTTGCACTGATTCACAGTGTGGTTCAGTTGTTGCTTCGTCAACTGATGCAGCAACTCCACTTGCAAACTCATATTGCCAATCTATAGCAGATTCAGGAGTAACAAATGTTATGGTTGGCGGAGTGTCATTAACACAAGTACCTGGTTGTGGACCAACACCAACGCCAACGCCAACACCAACTACCCCAACACCGACTACTCCAACACCAACCACTCCAACACCTACAGCGCCACAACTACTTGCAAGATCATCTTTCTGCAGTAATGGAGTATGTCAAACATATGTTAGCGTTGGGCCCAACAACGATGATTGCGGAGTAAATGAAGCCTTCGTAAATGGAAACTATGCTAATGTAACCAACTATACTTGCGTTGTTGCAACTACAACACCAGCGTGTCCAAGTTGTACAACACCTACCCCAACACCAACTACTCCTACACCAACTACACCAACACCAACTACCCCAACTCCTACTACCCCAACTCCTACTACCCCAACACCAACTGCTTCAACAATTTTTTGTCCTTCATTAGGATATAATGTTCCAACAAGTGGCTATCCAGGAAACTGTCCTGGAGCATCACCTACCCCAACGCCTACTACCCCAACACCAACTACCCCAACACCAACTACCCCAACACCAACTACCCCAACACCAACTACCCCAACGCCTACTACCCCAACGCCTACTACCCCAACGCCTACGGCAGCACCAATAACATGCCCAGAACCAGGATCATGGAGCGCTTGGAGTACTTGCTCTGGAGGAACACAGAGCAGATCAAGAACTAACTATACTCTTGTTGTCACAGGACCAAATGCTTTCTGCGAGCCTTATATAGAGGAACAAAGTCAGTCTTGTGTAACACCTACCCCAACTCCTACTACCCCAACACCAACTACCCCAACTCCTACTACCCCAACACCAACTACCCCAACGCCTACTACCCCAACACCAACTACCCCAACACCAACTACCCCAACACCAACTACCCCAACACCAACTACACCAACACCAACTACACCAACACCAACAACACCAACACCAACATCACCAGCAGCATCAGGTAGAACATGTACATCAGGAAATATTTCTATGGGTGTCTGTTCAGGTCCTGGCTGTGACAATAGCGGTTGTTCAACAGGTTCTGTTTGTTCGGCAAATGTTGGAAATTACAGTGGAACAGGATGTTAATAATATGAAGGAGATATCATGCTAACAGATTCAAGTATTCTTTATGTCAGAGGAAACGACGGTATTGATGGAGTTCCATTAGTCTGGGTAATAGATGGAGAATGCCTATACGATATACCAACAACAGAAGCATACAGACAAATGTTTATTGATAGTGATGTAGTTTTAGATATTTCTAACTTATACCCAGACCATGATGGAGTTACCATTAGGTTTATAAAAGATGGATCAGTAGTAAACGAGTTGCAGACCACCGAGTATTTTGGTAGCATATTGCTAAGCAGTCCTCAAGTGTTAAACCTTTTAGATTACCCATACGGAATGTATGTTACCTCTCCAAATGCCCTTTTTGATGGGGAAAAGTTTATTATAAAAAACCAAGAAATGTCATCATTAATGCCATGGCACCCAATACAAAATAGACAGCCTTAACCCATATAGGGTATAATGGTTTGTATCTATTTAAAAAGGAGTTATTGTGGCAAAATCAAGGTGGCAAGAATATAAAGAAAAAAACGGAGTAACTCCGCTAGATTTATTAAATCCAATGACAAAACATGCTGCTGAAGATTTGGCAACATCAAGAATGTCAATATGTAGAGGATGTCCAGAATTAATTAAACTTACAACACAATGTAAAAAATGTGGATGCTTTATGGCAGCAAAAACAAAGTTAGAGGCAGCAAAATGTCCAATAGGAAAGTGGTAAAATGATAAAAGAAGAAATTGCCCCAGGAATTATGGTTTATAGCGATGTAATTCCTTATAGCGAGCAGTTACATAAAGATCTTGAAGAAGGAATGCTTTCTGCAAATTTACAATGGGTAGGGGCCACAGTTCAAGATGAAAAATATTCTCAGCCAACGCTAAACACAAAAACTAGAGATACACAAACTATTGGAATACCATATTCAGGTCAAACAAGTAGCACAGAAAATGTAAACATGCAAGAGTTGTTTTTTATAAACTTAAACAACTTATTTTTTGAAAACTTTGACCCAATTGAAAAAGACTATATGTTGGCATATGGAATATTTTCTGAATGGCATGATCAATATGGAATTTTAAAATATGGTCAAGGGCAACAGTTTACTAATCATATAGATGATCATCCTAGTTATCATAGAAGAATTTCTACTGTATATTATTTAAATGATGACTATACAGGAGGAGAAATTAAGTTTCCAAGATTTGGAATTACTTACAAGCCAAAAGCAAATCAGATGATAGTCTTTCCATCAACATATGTATATAACCATTCTGTGTCTCCAGTAATTGAAGGCGAAAGGTATGCAGTAGTTAGTTGGTTAAAATGAAAAGTCCAACATTAATAAACAACTTGCTAAGCAATCAAGAATATCTTACACTTATGGAGTCATTAAAAACCCCTAAAAATTTTGCTTTTGATGCTGGATTTAGTAGGTATAATGTTGGAGAAGGAGGCTTACCAATTCTTGGTAAGTTAGCAGAAAAACTAACAAAAACAGCAAGACAAGTATTTAATAGCGAAACGTTAATACCAACATATACACTTTTTGCACACTATGAAGGACAAGATCCTGCTCCAAGTCTTTATAAGCATAAAGATGACAATGCTTGTACCTATACGCTTGATATGTGTGTATATCAAAATGAGCCTTGGGATTTGTGGGTAGATGGAAATAATTACACCCTTTATCCAAACCAAGCATTAGCATATTACGGCAATGATCAACTACATTGGCGTGAAGATTTTCCCAACCCAGAAACAAATCATGTTGCTATGATCTTTTTTCATTTTGTAGAGCCAGATCATTGGTGGTTTACAAAAGGTCGTTCTTATTTAGAAGTTATAAGAAACAACATATCAGAAGAAGTTTGGCTGGAAAAAAATAAATGAGTAGTATTTTTATAAATATAGCGGCTTATCATGATTATGAATTAGGTAAAACAATAGACAGTTTGATTAACAATAGTTCTAAAAACAATGATTTATTTTTTGGGGTCCATTATGTTTATGAAGATGAAGACAATATAAATGCTCCACAGTATGAGAATGTTGATTATTTAATTAGTAAGGCACCAGAAAATCTTGGGGTTGGAACAGGAAGGTATTTGGCAAACACTTTGTACAAAGGCCAAGACTACTATATGGTTATAGATTCTCACTCTAGAATGGTAAAAAATTGGGACGAGTACCTTGTAGAAGATATCTTGATGTATCAATCTGAAGGCCATCAAAAACCAGTTTTAACATGCTACCCAGCATCATATTGGTATGATGAAGAAGGAAATGAAGTTTTAGGTGACAATTACGGACCACAAAATATAGATTTTAATAAAGATGAATACTCTCAAAATCGTTTTAAGGCAGAGTTGAACACTACAAATTCAGGTGCTATAAGTAATAGTAAATACCAAAAATCTATATCTGGAGGTTTTACTTTTACAACAGCACCATATATTCAGTTAAATAAAGAAATAACATTTGCTGAAGAATTTGCTGTAGGGGCAATGCTATATACAAATGGATATGACTTATTAATCCCAACCAAACTTGTAATTCATCATTACTACTCTAATCCTTCAATTGGCAAATTTGAAGAACACAAAAGAAGAAGTATTTGGAAATATGAAAAGAATGAAAAAATTTTGTCTGAGATATCTAACACTTCGCAAAAAGTTAATTATAAAATGTTTAATGAAAATATAGTTGGAAGTGGGTTTCTTGGTTCTGAAAGAACGCTAGACCAATATGCTGAATATGCAAACCTTGATTTTAAAGAAAGAATCTTTCTATGAATAATGCAATAGTGTATTCTTTTCATGTTAGAGAATCTTCAATATTAGAAAATAGATGTTACAAACAACTAGTATACTCTTTACACACACTAAGAAAATTCAATAAAGACATAATGGTATACGTCTATATCTCTCCAACTTTAGCATCAGAAAATATTGACTTTGGGAAAAATGTAGTTGTAGTACCATTTCAAAATATTGATGAAGAAGGCTGGCCAGAAGATTGGACTAAGTTGGGGTACCAGCAGTTTTTAAAACATAGATGGGAAAATGCGATCTACTCAGTAGAAAATTATAACTTAGACAATGTCCTATATTTAGATACTGATACAGTTTTTTATGATGATGTTAACAAACTATTTAACAAGTATGGAAATACAAATCATCTTTGGGCAAAACCAGACAACAGTGACGACCTAATGAATAAGGTTGAGGTTTGGCCAGGTATAAATGATGGTCAATTCTTACTAAGTAAAAATATAGCAAAACGACAAATACTTGAACATATTAAATTTTATGTTAATCACACTCTTAGTTATAATAAAGATAGGCTTACAAAAGAAGATCATTTGGCTTTGCATTGGGTGTCAGTGCAATATGCAGTTTTTGATTATTTTCAAAATACAAAAAACCCAGTTAAACACTTTGACAGTAGTGAGGTTATGCTACACTTAGAACCAAACTATAACGATAGGTCAAGCCTAATTCTTCAGCATTACTATAATGGTAATTTTGAAAAAGTAGTCCCAGAGGAGTTTAGATGATAAAAAGTTTAAAAGAAATATCTTTAAGATTAAACTATCCAAGCGATAAAGATACTGCACACAATTATTTGCCAGTTTATCAAGAAGAGTTTACTCAAACAGAAAATATAAAAATGCTAGAACTTGGTGTCTGCTATGGAGGATCCCTAGTTCTTTGGAATGAGTTTTTTGTTAATTCTGAAATTCATGGAATAGATAACGCAAAATATACCGATGCCCCAATTCCTGGAATCTTGCATTTTGGAAAATATGAAGATCTGCACACTACTTTTGAAGACAACTATTTTGACTATATTCTTAATGATTCAATGCATTATGCACCAGAACAAATAGATGCATTTAATCTATATTATTCAAAATTAAAATCAGGCGGTAAGTTTTTTATGGAAGACATTCCAAATATGGAAAATGTTGCACAAATTGTAAAAACGCTTGAGGGTTATACATTTAAAGTTTATAATGTTAATGCGAGTTCTATTTCAAAAGACAGTATTATCCTGGTAGTGTATAAGCCATGAAAGTTTTAATTACTGGTGTTGCTGGATTTATGGGTAGCCATTTAGCAGATGAGTTTATAAAGCGTGGGCACACAGTAGTTGGTATTGATAACCTTATTGGTGGCTATTATGAAAACGTTCCAGATGCCGTTGAATTTTATGCGAAAGATCTTGCAGATTTTGATTTAGTTGAAAAACATTTTAAAGGCGTTGATCTTGTAGTAAATACTGCTTGTACAGCATATGAAGGACTTTCTGTTTTTAGTCCAGCACTAATAACTAAAAACACATCACACATATCAACGGTTGCACTGAGTGCATCAATTAAACACAATGTCAAAAAGTTTGTTCATATGTCTTCTATGGCTAGATATGGAACACAGGACGCTGTTCCTTTTACAGAAGACATGACTCCAAAACCACAAGATCCATATGGAATTGCAAAATATGCAACAGAATTATTAATTAAAAATTTGTGTGAAACACATGGAATGAAGTATGTAATTTTTGTCCCTCACAACATTATTGGTCCAAGACAAAAATATGATGATCCTTTTAGAAATGTGGCCTCTATTATGATCAACAGAATGCTTCAAGGCAAGCAACCAATTATTTATGGTGACGGATCTCAAATGAGATGCTTTTCATTTATGCAAGATGTTGTTGATCCCATGATGATCGCCTGCGAAACAGATGTAGCAGATAAAATGATAATCAATATTGGTCCAGATGAAGAATTTGTAACAATTAATGAACTTTCTGAAACCATAGCAAAAATACTAAACTTTAATTTAAACCCAATATATATGCCTGGAAGACCACAGGAAGTAAAAGATGCCAACTGCTCAGCAGACCTTGCAAGAAAAGTTCTTAACTATACAACCAAGACAAAGTTGGATGATGGATTAAAAGAACTTATATCCTGGATTAAAGATCATGGAACAAAAGAATTTAAATATCATATACCACTAGAATTTATTACTGATAAAACTCCACAGACTTGGACAAACAAATTAATATAACAAAAGATAAAATACTTTTGACTGGATCTAATGGTTATGTAGGATCAGCAACAAAAAAACTTCTTAAAGAATACGGATATGAAATAATTGAATTTGATAAAAAAAATAACAAAGATGTAAGAAATATATTTAAACTTGCTTATTTTTTATGCAAAAAGCCTAAAGGCATAATTCACCTATCTGCTAAAAAATCTATTCCAGAATCAATAAAGTCCCCAATATCTTATTATTTAAATAACGCTATTTCAACACTGGTTGTTGCCACAGCCTCTGCAGTTTTTAGAGTTCCAGTTGTCTTTGCATCTTCGGCAGCCGTGTACAATCCGTATAATCCCTATGCTAAGTCAAAACTTTTAGAAGAAAAAATATTAAAAATACTATGCAAAAAACTTGTCATTTTAAGATATTTTAATATTGTTGGAAAATCTGAGGGGATAAGTGATGAGCAGGGAAACAACATATTTTCAATAATAAACAAAAACCCAAAGATAAAAATAAACAGCATTTACTCAACAAGGGATTATGTTCATATTTTAGATATAGCAAAAGCCAATATTCTATCTATTGAGTATCTTAAAGATAATGATTTTTTACTTACAGATATTTTTACTGGAAATCAGTTCAATATGATTGATTTAGTTAATGAATATGGGGCTAGTGGTGTCAGTATTGAATATGAAGTTTTAAATTTGCCAGACTTAACTGTCTTGCCAGAAATAGACAACAGGGACCTGCTTGGATGGTCTCCTTCTTATACCTTTTCAGATGGCATTAGGTCAGAGGTTACTTTTAGGTAATAAAATACCCCCAAGGATTTCTCCAAGGGGGTATAATATTTTATAGACTACTTAGGAAATTTGTTCATCCACATTCTGGTCTTTGGCGTAATGCCTTTCCAAGAAGACCAGTCTTCTCCACCATTTGTCATATAGTATGCAATCTCTGCATTCTTGACGGGGTTGAAGAGTTCAGCGTTAGAGTCAAGATCAAACTTGGTTCTACGATCAGGACCAAGGGTATCAATCATATTAATTTGGAACATTCCATAAGACGAGTCACCAGTCTTGTGATTGCCATTAAAAGCCAGTGGTCGCCCATTAGACTCTTTCTTGGCCACTGCCCAAGCAACGACAAGGTCTTTACCCTTGAAGCCTACTAGCGAAAGCAGTTCCTTTAGTTCTAAATCAGTCAGAGAAACCTTGTTCTCAAAACTCTCTAGTTTTTTTGCTTTAGAAACCAAAAAAACCTCTTTCGAGGCGGTTTCTGATGTCTGAGCCTGTTCTATGCTCAAGTTGTTTTTAGTATCAAGATCTGAAATAGCATTAGCAGAGTTTGACAAAACCGTTACTAGTGCTACGATACTGAGTGTGCTAATGATCTCTTTGTTTCTTTCGATAAATTTAATCATAGTTTCCTCCTTAGAAAACAATAACACCTTGGTAGGTGTATGTACTAAGTATAACATGATTTTGAGCCAAAAGTCAAATTTGGGTGTATAATTATTTTATTATGACTACATATGCTAATTCTACCACGGGAGTTACATATCCCCTGGAAACCTCACCAGTAAACGTACACGGAGATTTTAAGAAATTAGCAGAATCTCTTGATGCAATTCTACCAGCATATGGCGTATCATATTTTCAGATTAATGTAAAAAATAATAGCGGGGCTTCAATAAGTGCTGGAGTGCCAGTATATGCAACAGGGTATTCAACAAAAACCACAATAGCAAAAGCACTTCCATCTACATCATCTCCAATATTAGGATTATTAAAAAACACTACAGCAAACGGATCTGATGGAGTAGTAGTTGTTGCTGGAGTTATGGAAGGTTTGAATACTTCAAGTTTTGTTGCAGGTGAGGTTTTATATGTTGGAACATCTGGGGGACTAACAAATGTTAGACCAACAGGAGGATCTGCAGCAGTTGGTATATGTGCATATGCAAATAATCTAAATGGCATAGTTATAGTAGAGGCAAAAGGAAACGGTACCTGGGGAGCACTCAGAGACGGTTTGTCGTGATATAATAAACAAATGGCAACTTTAAGAGGATCGCAAACATCATACGATATTGGAAATAAACCACCTACAGTTGTTTGGACTGTAGTTCGTGGAGATACTTCTGGCTTTAAGGTTTATGTAACAGACGATGCAAAAGTCCCGCTAGTTTTAAAGGGTTCTGGATCTCAATGGGCTATCGCTATGAAAATTAAGCGTCCAAATCTTGCGTCAAACCTTGGTGTTATAACAGATGATGCAACACTTGTTTTGTCTTTAACTCCCGTTGCAGATTCAGATGACCTTGTTGGAGAGTTTACGGTTTCGCTTACAGCAGCACAGTCAGTACAACTTCAAACAGGAGACATCTTTGACATTCAATTGTCAGATCCTACAAGAGTTTGGACGGTTGCTCAGGGTAGCCTAAAGATTCTTGAAGATGTAACAGACTAATGGCAACAGCAATAATCCTTGATAATCTACAAAATAAAACAAAACGAATCTTTCCAATAAATTATCCAGAAGTACAAATAGAAGAATTTACAAGAAAAACAGTTATAACCGAAGTACTTCCTTTTAGAGTTAAGTTTTCAGCAATTCAGATTGAGGATATTGGTTTAGGCAATGTCCCAGCAATTCCACTTCAAGTCATTGGCTACAGCAACTATATTCTTTAATAGTCTTATTAAAGGGGTGATATAATTCCTATATGGCTAAAATATCAATTTCAAATGTTAAGGCCCTGTTTCAAACAGGAGATAGACCTACTCAAGCAGACTATGTTGACTTAATTGATACCGCAGCAGCCCAAGCAACAGATTTGGGTTCAACAGGTAACAATGAAACTACAATAAGCGGAATTGAAAACGTAACTGTTATTGATAGTTTTGATGCTACGGTTTGGCGTATGGTGAAGTATATTATTTCAATATCAAAGACTTCAGCAGGGGACAACAAGTTCTACGCAACCGAATTAACAATTCTTGCTGATGGTACAGATGTATCTGTTAGTGAGTATGGAACAATCGACAACGATGGGAATATTGGAACCATTAGTGTCTCTCGCACTGGAAATACCGTGGCTATTGCAGTCACTCCAGACAATGCGATCAAGCCAGTCACTGTACGATATGCTCGTATAGGACTTAAGGCATAATAAAAGGAGATATAAAAAATGGCAACAGTAAATAAAGATTTTAAAATAAAGCAAGGACTGATCGTTGAAGGTTCAACAGCAACCGTTGGCGGACACAATGTAATTACAAACGCAATTGTAGATACAAAAGGTGATATCCTTGTTGCATCAGGCGCAGATGCGATTGCTCGTTTAGGAGTTGGCACAAATGGTCAAGTTCTTACAGCAGCATCAGGTGCTACATACGGCGTTCAATGGTCTGACCCAGCAGCAGTTGGTGTATTTGGATCAAACATTCAATTTGAAGGCGCAACAGCAAATGATTTTGAAACAACACTTGCAGTAACTGATCCAACAGCAGATCGTACAATCACACTTCCAGATGCAACTGGTACAGTAGCACTTACTTCAGATGTATCAACACACGCAGATCTTACAGAAGCACACGGTGCAACTGGTGCGGTAGTTGGAACAACAAACACACAGACACTTACAAATAAGACTCTTACTTCACCAAAAATTAATGAAGACGTAGTTCTTTCAGCAACTGCAACAGAATTAAATGTTCTTGATGGAATTACATCATCTACAGCAGAACTTAATATCCTTGACGGAGTTACTTCTACTGCAGCAGAATTAAACATTCTTGATGGTGTAACTTCTACAGCAGCAGAACTTAACATTCTTGATGGTGTAACTTCTACAGCAGCAGAACTTAACATTCTTGACGGTGTAACTGCTTCAACAGCAGAACTTAATCTTCTTGCTGGAGTGACTGCTACTACAACTGAACTTAACTATATAGACGGAGTAACATCTAGTATTCAGACTCAAATTAATGATAAGGCACCTTTGGCTTCACCAACTCTAACTGGTACACCATTGGCTCCAACAGCAGCAGCAGGAACCAATAACACACAAATTGCTACAACAGCATACGCTGATGCAGCAGTAGCAGCACTTGTAGACGGTGCCCCAGCACTTCTTAATACACTTAATGAATTAGCAGCAGCAATTAATGACGATGCTAGTTTTACTTCAACAATTACAACATCAATTGGGCTAAAGGCTCCACTAGAGTCCCCAACATTTACAGGTACAGTAACGCTACCTTCAGGAACCGTTACTTCTGGAATGATTGCAGACGGAACCATTGTTGCTGGAGATATAGCAGATGGAGCAGTAACTTCAGCAAAAATTCTTGATGGAACAATTGTAAACGCAGACATCAACGCATCTGCAGCAATTGCTCAGTCTAAGATTGATGGCCTTTCAACAAGTTTTTCTGCTAAAGCAGATCTTGCTTCTCCAGCATTAACAGGAACACCAACAGCACCTACTGCAGCAGCAAATACTGATACAACTCAGGTTGCAACTACAGCATTTGCTAAGGCAGAAGCAGACGCAGCAGAAGCAGCAGCAATTGCATACGCAGACGCACTTGTAACAGATGATATTGCTGAAGATGGATCTCCAACAAACCTATGGTTTACAGATGCTCGTGCAAAAACTTCAGCAGCAGGTCTTTTGACTGGTGCAACACTTACAAATATCACAATTACAGGAAATGGTTCAGGACTTACTATTACCGCAGAAAACGGTGTAGCAGATTCTACAACCACTAACCTTGCAGAAGGTACAAACCTTTACTTCACAGATGCTCGTGCTCGTACTGCGGTAGATGGAACAGATCGTTCATTTACATCAGTTGCGATTAACTCAGTTGCTAAGCAGATTGCAGCAACTCTATCTGCACCAACAGCAGGAGTTCAGACAGCACACGCTTTTGCAAAGGCTGATTATCGTTCAGCAGAATACCTTGTAAAGATTGCCAATGGAGATCACACAGATATTTCAAAGGTACTTTTAACACTTGATTCTTCAGATAACATTGCAATCACTGAATATGGAATTGTCTCAACAGGATCATCTCTTGGATCAGTTTCAGCATCAATCTCAGGATCAAACGTACAACTTCTAGTAACAACTGCCAACAATACTTCAGTAGTAACTGTTGTCGGAACATTGCTTGTATAATAAAAAATAAAAATAGTTAGAAGAGGGAGTAGTAAATGGCAACAGTCAATAAAGACTTTAAGGTCAAGAATGGACTACAGGTCACAGGATCTGGTAGTTTTGGAGGGACCTTAACAGCAGCAACCCCAACAGAGAATACACATGTAGCAACAAAAGCGTATGTAGATTCTTTAGCAGGGATGACTGTATCTTCAACTGCTCCTTCTTCACCAACTAATGGAAAAATGTGGTTAGACACCACAACAAATAGAGTTAATTTCTATTATGATGGTTCTTGGTATACCCAGGCAACTATTGATGATACAAACAATATTCCACAGCATATTCACGATACCGCAATTGATGGAACTGGTTTCATAGTATCCCAGTTCTACGATAGCGCAACATTTAACAGCCCACAGGGTGCAGGATTAGATGGCGGAGACCCATCTACAACAGAGTTTACAGTAGTGTTTGATGGCGGTAGTGCAGTAGATAACTTCAACTAATAAACTGATGTTATAATAAGATAGTAAATGGGCAGCACCCATAAGGAGAAATAAAATATGGCAACAAGAATGCAACAGCGCAGAGGAACTGCAGCACAATGGACGGCTGCAAACCCAACACTCGCAGCAGGTGAAATTGGTTTTGAAACCGACACAAGTAAGTTTAAAATAGGTAACGGTTCTTCAGCCTGGACTGCCTTAACATATTTTGCTAATACAACAGCCCTGGAAACACTTCTTAATGACGGTGCTCCAGCAGCACTAAATACTCTTAATGAAATTGCAGCAGCAATTAATGATGATCCAGCATTTTTTACAACAATAGCAACAAATTTAACTAATCACTCAGTTGTTACTACAAATATTCACGGAATTACAGATGTTGCAGCGCTGGCAACAGCAACAACATTGGCTACGGCAGTATCAAACCATAATATAGACACAACAAATGTACACGGCATTACAGACACAGGAGCACTTGCAACAACCTCTTATGTTACAGATGCAATCGCTGGCGCAACAGATGTTTATCAAGAACTTGCTGGAGTAGGCCTTGACTGGAACACAGGAACAGAAGCATTTGATATTGATTCAACAGTAGCAACAAAAACTTATGCAGATACTGCAGTTTCAACACACAGTTCAGATACAACAAGCGTTCACGGTATTGCAGATACTGCAGCCCTTGCAACAACAACAAATGTATCAACTGCTCAAACAGCAGCAGAAACAACAGCATCTGGATATGTTTCAACACATAACTCTGCTACAACAAATGTTCACGGTATTGCAGACACTAGCATACTAGTTACAACAACTGGAACACAGACCTTAACAAACAAAACAATTACAACACCAGCAGGACTTGTAAAGGGAGATGTAGGACTTGGAAATGTTGACAATACTTCAGATGCAAATAAGCCAGTATCTAGTGCTACACAGACAGCACTTGATGCCAAACTTGCTTCTGCCACAGCAGCAACAACTTATGCTCCGTTAGCCTCAGCAGCCCTTACTGGTACTCCTACAGCCCCTACCGCAGCAGTATCAACTAACACAACACAAATTGCTACTACAGAGTTTGTTCGTGCAGAAGTTGCAGCACTTGTTAATAGCGCAACATCAACACTTGACACTCTTGGTGAAATTGCAACTGCTCTTGGAAATGATGCAAACTTCTCTTCAACACTTACTACCAACCTTGGACTAAAAGCACCACTTGCTTCACCTACATTCACAGGTACAGTTACTCTGCCAGCAGCAGGAATAGTATTCTCTGATGGCACACAAGCAAAAGAAGGTGTACCTTCAAGAACACCAATTATTCAAAAGACAGATTCTTATACACTATCAGCACTTACTGAAAGAGATTCTCTAATTGAAGTTGCAAAAGCGTCAGCAACAACAATTACTATTCCTCTAAACTCAGCAGTGGCCTTCCCAATTGGAACATCACTTGATATTCTTCAGACATCAACTGGTCAGGTTACAATTGCAGGCACAGCAGGAGTTACAGTTAACTCAACACCAGGATTAAAGTTAAGAACTCAATGGTCATCTGCAACTCTTTTCAAGAGAGCAGAAAATACTTGGGTTGTCTACGGCGATCTAACAGCGTAATAAAAATTCAATAAGAAACTAGGAGATACAAAATGGCAGCAGGTAAAAAAGCAGGGAAGAAGTCACAAGCATCAAATGACTTCTTAGAACCATCAGCACCAACCATTGGTACCGCTACTAACGCAGGATCAGGTAGAGCATTTAATAATGGTTCAGCAACGGTTACTTTTACTTTACCAGAACTTTCTCCTGCAGCAACTTCTTTTACAGCCACTTCAAGTCCAGGCGGATACACAGCAACTGGTGCGAGTTCACCACTTACAGTAACTGGTCTTCAGTCTGCTACTGCATACACATTTACAGTAACAGCAACAAATGCTGCTGGAACTTCTGCTGCATCTTCAGCATCTAATAGCATTACTGCAACAACAGTTCCTGCAACTATGAGTGCTCCAACAGCAACTGCTGGTGTTAATCAAAACTCAATTGCTTTCACAGCACCAGCAACTGGTGGTAGTTCTATCACTCTTTATACCGTAAATGGTTCTGATGGTACTTCTGGAACAGGCGCTACTTCTCCAATTGTTATTGCCGATACCGCTGGAACTGCACAGACATATACAGTTAGAGCAACTAATGTTAATGGACAAGGTATTGCCTCTGCTGCATCTGCATCTGTTACTACGCTGTCTCCGTTCTTCCCACCGTTCTTCCCACCGTTCTTCCCGTTCTTCCCACCATTCTTCCCACCATTCTTCCCGTTCTTCCCACCATTCTTCCCGTTCTTCCCGTTCTTCCCGTTCTTCCCACCGTTCTTCCCACCACCGTTCTTCCCACCGTTCTTCCCACCGTTCTTCCCATACTTCCCATTCATTTAGGAGTAAGAGGTTGTTCGCTTAAAGATTAACTATAAAATAACTTATAGTTA